TCGCATATAGCGAGGGAGGATCTCTTAGATCCATGCAGCGTGTAAATGACACGCGACTGACTTGTTTTGATTATAGTCTTCGTTAAGGAAGACTTGAGACACAAGTGTCTCAAGAGTGATCGTTTGTTCTGTGTGGGTTGTGGTGACCAAGGCTCACAAGCCTTCGTGCAGGATACGACTACCTTTGCCGGCTGATTGGATGCCTTTCATCATGGGTACGGGATTACCGCGACCCAATGAATCGAAGGCGCCAACAACACGACTGCCCGCTGAGATGACTTGGGCTGTGCTTTTGAGGAGTTTGTGGGCTCGCGAAAAAGCTTTGCCTGTCCAACCGGAATAACCGATTTCGTCCCGAGCAAGAGCAGCCTGAACTGCGTTTGCTCCTTGGATATCAACGTGGCTGGGTGTTTTACCTCTGGCAGTTGCACCGTAAACTTCATAGTGTGCATATGCTTCCCAAACGAAACGTTGGGAACTGGGACACTCAATCATGAAGCCCATGCTGTTGACAGTGGACACATTGGTATGAATCTCGTCATAGTCATATGTCGAGGGTTGCCAAGTGAGATTGGTCCACGAATCTGTGACAGCGATGGCGTTAACCTCGTCAAAGGCCAACATCTCGGTTGAAGAAAAACCAACCAAAGTGTGGTCTCCTGGTCTAGATAGACCATAAATGGAGCCTCCACGGTTTTGGCTGGTGCCGTTGTACCTGACTCTGATCCCTGCTGCTACTAGACGGTACTGAACGTCCGTCTCATCTGTACCAACATCAGCAGTCGCATATGGACTGTTACTGAAGTTGGCAACAACACCAGTGCCTGATTGGGCAAAGGTGGCTCCAGCAAAACTTCCATCTGTGGTTAGAACACCGAGGGATGAATCGTTGGAAATCAACGTGTAGGGAGAGATAAGAAGGAATCCACGTCCAGCGACTGTGCTGGTGGTGAGGACTCCTTTGGAGAAACAGGTAAGCTTTTCTGAGGGAAAAGCAGGCGGTGAAGGGACGCAGGCATCATGCTGCGCAGTGAAAGGATCGACCAATAACTTGGTGTATCCTGTCGTGCACTCTGAGAGATAGACCGATTCCTGTGCTCTTGGAATGGGAGCGACTCTCGGGTTTTGTCTCTGAGGCTTCTTCTTGTTCTTCGCCATTTTGGGATGTTGTCTTCTTTTGACAAGGTAATTATGTGGGGTATTGGTCGGGTCCGGGCGCCCGACAGAATTTTCGATCACTCGGCGTCACCTAGGGTGACGCACTACTTTGTTTTTGGGGTGGTCCCGCGACCACGCCCTCTTCCTCGAGAAGAGGAAGCAGAACCTCTAGTTTTCCACGCTTGGGTTCTTGGGTTCGATTTTCCTCGAACACTCTGTTGGCCTCTGCCTGCTTGCAGTAGGTTTGTCTCCATGTGTTTGACAGTGGGAACAAGCTCGGCCGTTTTATCGGTCAAGATTTCAGTAACGTGTTGGGGCACGTCCTGTGTGATCACTCTGTCCGGGAGTTCCGGCATGGGGATTTCAACATCTCCGTGCTCCAGCTCTCCATTTATGTAGACACCCTCTACAGGTTCAACATCAATAGTCAGATAAGGTCCCAAGTTAAGAAAATGATCTTGTGTGATACAACGATCAAGTTCTGCGTGGAACTTTTCAAGGTCAAAAGCTGGGAACGCTAAACTAAATTCAGCTAACATCCAGTCTCTATCACCATGTTGGGGGTAGCCACTACCACGCGAGGTGTGGTAGCTCCCAATTCTTGTCTGAGACAAGGCTTCAGCATCGGCGGCTGCGGACTTGATTTGTTTCTCTCCAAAAACCTCGATCAAGCGGCAGGCTAGGTCACCTATGACTGGAGTCTGTCTGTCAGACAAGTAAAATGCGTACAACTTGGCACACAATTTTGCGAAGGGTGCGACATCAGACTTGGTGCTAGTGTGAATTTTGGGAACGGTTCTGGACAGATCAGTGATTGAGGATGTTGACCCCAACCACACACCATCACTATAAATCCTGCCAAGATAAGAGACACCTCTGTCTCCAACCTTGATTTCCTCACACTTGGACACGAAGCCCAACCACTTACTCACCTTGGCGTGGAGAGTTGCGGTGATGTCGGCTGACAAACCATCGTCGCCATTGCTTTCACAAGCTGCTTTAAAAGCATCATCCTTACTGTAGCCCATCTCTCGATAGCACATATATTGAATGAATTTGGCGGTGAGGGTTTGCTCCAACGAGGTCAGGATGTTTCCTGATCCTACGTTAGGCCCTTGCTTGGCTTTCAAACCATGTTTTGTAAAACATGATCTGTACTGACCTTTGAAGAAGAGCCGGAGAAACTCTTGTCGATGAACAGGATCAAAAAGTTCCTGGAGATAGACAACGGTACACAGTCTGACGAGTACACCGACGCTAGCATCCATCAGTTCGAAATCTGATAGAAGCACGTGGGAAAACGCATGCATGCATACTGTGGCGACCCTGGTGGCAATCTCATCCGGATTGCAACCAGGCGTGTAGCCTGGGAGTCCTTTGACGGCGTCGATGAGGGCATACCCATAAGCAGCGAAGTTAACTTTCTGCGATGGGTTGTCCATCATGACGTTTCTCTGGTTTTTGGCTCTTCCGTTTATTTCGGCTTTGGCCATGATGGTGGCTGCGCCACCACCAACAGGATCCTTGTCCCCCCGTTCAAGAATTTGTCTTTGTGACGGTTTGCTCTGCCTCTGAGCAACTTCATCCGCAGACACGGGATGCAAGTAACCACCATCTCTCAA